CAAGAAAAAAGAAAGAGTAACCACTAAAATAAGTGATGCCATTGTCACAAGACAAAAAACCATAAAACTTAATGGTTCATCATTTATAACAAAAATTATAAAATTTTTTAAGAAATAATAATTTTTACTTTACTTATAGCTATTTAACCCGTAAATTGGGTTTATGAAAATAGCTATTAGTATAAATGAGGTTTTAAGAGATTTTATAGGTCAATTCATTTACACTTATGAAAAATACATAGTACCAGAATTAGAAAAAGACGGTAAAAAGTATTCAGAAATTGAAATTGAAAATGTGACCAGTTTTAATCTAATAGACCATTTTGAGTTTGAAGACATTAACAAACTCAATACGTTTCTTTATAAAGAAGCACCTCTAGAAATTTTTGGCCATGCCGATTTAATGTCAGATGGACTTATGATTCATTTCAATAGATTTTTAATGGATATTAAAGATGAAGAAGAACATGAAATTGAATTAGTAAGTCGAGAAGTTGATAAAAGCATTCCCTCAACCTTTTTCTTTTTATCTAAAACTGCTTGTTTAGCTGACAAACTTAGATTTGTTAAAAACAATGAAGAAGAATGGGGTGACGCTGATGTTTTAATTACTGCTAATCCATATGCTCTATCAAAAAGGCAAAATGGTAAAATATCAATAAAAATAAAAACCAACTATAATAAAGATATTGATAGTGATTACGAAATAGATTCAATCTTAGAATTTATAAATAACGAAGATTTTAGAGATAAAATATTAAACACAAAAACAACAACTTATGAAGAATTATGATAGTATGTTAGATTTTGGTGGTTCTGTTTATTTTTTAGATGTTAATAAATTTACAGAACTAATTAAAATGGACCATCCAAACGGTGATGTGATTATTGAATCGGTTACAAAAGAAATTAAAGATGAAAAAGGTAAAACAATAACATCTGAAGTTGTCACCACAAAAAGAGAACGAGACATGTACATTCAACAAACCATGTATGAATTATTTAGAGAAATGATTGACATAGTTTTAAGTGAAACTGACGAAATGGATGAAGAATTAGGTTCAGAAAGAGCATTAAATAAAAGCGATATTTCATATAAAATAGCGTTTAACACATTAATACACTACGGCATTTTAGTCGAGGTAGAATAATAAATTAATAATAAAAAAAATGGAAGAACAAAAAAATCAAATTGAAAATCAGGTTTCCCAACTAAAAGATGTAATCGGGAATTTAGAAAACAAAAACTTTAAATTATACTTTTTCACATTGGACACAAAAGGTAACCCAACTGCTGGTATTGCCAATATTTACGAACATGTGAAATTGTTAAATGAATTAGGGTATAAGTCTTATATCCTTCACGAAAAAAATGATTATAAATTAAGAGGTGATGAAAATGGACAAGGTATTGCTGATTGGTTAGGTGAAGAATACGCCAATTTACCGCATGCTTCTATTGAAGGTCAAGAACTATTGATTAGCCCAGCTGATTTTATAATTATACCAGAAATTTTTTCTAACATCATGGACCAAGTAAAAGGTTTCCCATGCAAAAAAATTGTATTTTCACAAAGTTACGATTATTTGTTGGAGTTACTACCAATTGGAAAAAGATGGGACTTTGATTATGGGTTTAACGATGTGATTACTACTTCAAACAAACAAGCTAATTACGTTAAGAGTCTTTTCCCTTCAGTTAAAACACATGTTGTACCATTGTCAATACCAGAATATTTCAAACCTACTGGTAAACCAAAAACACCAGTTATTGCTGTTGTGACTAGAAACGCTGGCGATGCTACTAAATTAGCTAAATCTTTTTACTTACAATTCCCAATTTACAAATGGGTTACTTTTAAAGAATTAAGAGGTTTATCCAGACAAAAATTTGCAACAGAATTAGAAAAATGTTGTTTAGCTGTTTGGATTGATGACCAAGCTGGTTTTGGTACTTTCCCATTAGAAGCTATGGAATGTAATACACCAGTAATCGGTAAAATGCCTAATATGTTACCAGAATGGATGGAAAACATGGAACCTAATGGCGAAATTTCAGTTAAAAACAATGGTGTTTGGACAAATACTACATTAAACATACCAGAATTAATTGCAACATACTTAAAAATATGGTTAGAAGATGCTGTACCAAGTGATTTATTAGAAAGCATGGCAGAATCTAGAGGTCAATACACTGTTGAAGCTCAAAAACAATCAATAGAAAACGTATATGGTGCTATTTTTGAAAATAGAGCATCAGAATTAAAAATAACTTTGGAGAAATTAGAAGATACTCTTAAAGAAACTATAAATGCTTAATAAATTATGAAAAATACAAATATCTCTGTAATACTTCCAGTTCACGAGTTAAATGACGTGACTAAACAAACCTTAACTAACGCAATTAAAAGCGTTGAACAACAATTTGTTAAACCTGACGAATTGATTATCGTAACACCAAAGGGTAGCGATGTTTTCAAACATATCACAGAAATGGATATGGGTGAAATTAAAGATATTGTTACTATATTAGAAAATGATGGTGAAACAGATTTCTGTTCACAAGTAAATTATGGTGTTTCTGCTGCTAAATCAGAATGGATTTCAATCTTAGAATATGATGATGAATATGCCAAAATTTGGTTTAAAAATGTTGTTGAATATAGAGACGCTCACACCAATGTAGATTTGTTTTTACCTATTGTGATTGATGTTGATGAAAAAGGTCAATTTATTGGTTTCACAAATGAAGCTGTATGGGCTAATAGCTTCTCAGATGAATTAGGTGTTTTGGATAACAATTCATTGTTAGCATATCAAAACTTTAATATTGATGGTATGGTTGTTCGTAAATCAACATTTGAAGAAATGGGTAAACTTAAACCAAGTATTAAATTAACATTCATCTACGAATTCTTATTGAGATTAACATTCAAAGATGTTAGAGTAATGACAATACCTAAATTTGGTTATAAACACGTAAATCAACGACCAGAATCTTTATTTGCAAGTTATAGAGAAACGATGAACCAAGCAGAAGCTAAATGGTGGTTACAAACAGCTAAAAAAGAATATTATTTCCAAAATGATAGAAAAATAACATATGAAGCTTAATAATGATAAATGGCTACTAGACGAGGACGCAAAAGAAAAAACGAAATGTATTTTGGTCCCGAAGAGGAAGAAGCTGTTATCAAATTTTTAGAATCCACAGATACTAATGAACGAAATTCAATATTCAATGAATGGCTAAAAGCACCGTTGGATAAAATGATAGAGGCAATCATCAGAAGATATAAATTATATAGAAAGGGTGAAACTTATGAAGAACTTCATAGTGACACCGTTTCTTTTCTGATGACAAAAGTACATAAATTTGAAGCTGGACGAGGAAAAAAAGCTTACTCATACTTTGGAACAATAAGTAAAAACTACATTTTAGGGTTATTAATCAAAGACGAAAAATATTTAAGACAAACTTCATCATATGAAGATATGATGACTCATTTTGAAGAAAGAGAAGATTTGGCTTATGTCATTGATAATGATAATTTCGTTATGGATGAGTTTATATCAAAATTAATAGATGGTATAAAAGAAGAAATGGACGATGAAAATTTACCCCCAAAAAAGAAATTAAATGAAAACGAAAAAAAAGTCGGCTATTCTTTAATTTATATTTTAGAAAATTGGGAAACAGCATTTGAGAGCTTTGACGGAGGTTCAAAATACAACAAAAATTCTGTTTTAGAAACTATGAGAAATTATACAAATTTAACAACAAAAGATATACGTATAGCTATGAAACGATATAAAGATTTGTATGAAATAATAATAAAACAGGGGTTATAGATATTTATAATAAAAACTAATTACTATGCCTAGAAAAAGAAAACACGATGTTAAAGTAAATAACAATGAATCGTTAGAAGGACTTATGCAAGAAACCTATAATGATGCTTGTTTACAAATTAACGATGTTCAAAGAACAATCAACGAATTAACAACTGGGTCAAACCCAGATGGAGTTGATGATTTGACTAAAATAGCTAAAGAAAAGGGTAATTTACTTAAAGTAAAAGACTCTGCAATTAGAGTTAAACTTGAAATTGCAAAATTACAAAGTGATATTATTAAAAACAGAGGAGACGCTAATGCTGCAATAGCCGAAAGAGGTGATAGCAAAGTGTCTCTTAGTGATTTTAAATCAATTAGAGAAATGTTCAAAAAAGGTCATAATAATGACGAAGAAACACAAGAATAATGAGTCTAAAAGATAAAAAACAAAAAGTTTTTGCAGAGATAGCAGCGGCCAAAACATTAAT